GCTGGCTTTGACTATATGAGCTGGTTGCGCGAGCAGTTTGACGTGCGCGCCGTCAAGCCTATCACCGATTGGGTGGGCCGTGGTTCGGTCGGTGTGATTGTTGCTATGAAGAATGGCTCGTCTGCCCGCGCCCCAACGGAATCGGAAATGGCCGAGCAGCTCAGCTATCTCGGCGCTCCGGGTTCATCTACCGGCGTGAGGCCAGTGACGGCTTATATTGTCATTGTCCCGGCCGAGATGCGCGAACTCCCGATCACAGTTCGCCTTCGTCCCGATACGGTGGCGACCCGCGCGGCCGTCGAAGAGGCCTATGCGGCCTTCATCGCGACGATCGGCGATGCGAACGACGACCAGAACGAAAGTCCGATCGGTGCGCGTATCGAACCGTCCCGGATTTCCGAGGCGATCTCGGCCGCCTCGGGCGAATACGCTCACGATCTGATCTCGCCGTCAGCACCGTTCACATTGGACCGCGACCAGTATCCGCTTCCAGGCGAAATTACCTTTGAGGACCCGCTATGACCCGGCCGCAGTCATCTATCCTCGCCAGTCTCATCGGAAAGCTTCCACGCGGCTTTGCGCTCGGAAAGCGTGAAGGCGTTCTCGATGCGATCCTTGACAGTATCGCCAAGGTTCTTGTTCAGACAGAAGCCGACGCCGAAAGCATGATGAACGAAATCGACCCACGCACGGCCAATGCGCTGCTGCCGGATTTCGAGCGTGTTCTTGGTCCCGATCCGTGCGGGCGCGATCTGGGTAGCCAAACGCTGGAACAGCGCCAGCGCCGGGCGCACCAGCGCTGGATCGCCAAGGGCGGTGCAAGCATTCCGTACTTCGTCAAGATGGCGGCAAGCCTCGGCCACGCCATCGAAATAGAAGAGTTCTGGCCTTCCAAGGCGGGTGTGCTTCGGGCCGGTCAGGCTCTGATCGCCGAAGGAGAACAGTTCACATGGCGGGTCAAGATTCAGCTCATCTCGGAATGGATATTCCGGGCAGGCATTAACACGGCTGGTCAGCCACTCGGCGGCTTCGAGATCAGCGATATCGAATGCGAGCTTCGCCGCCTGAAGCCTGCGCACACACAACTCGTCTTCTCATACGTGGAGAACTGACATGGATCGCGTCAACGGCACTGATTGGGTTGATATTGGCGGCGGCAGGCGCGGCTTTCGTTCGCAAAATGCAGCCGCTGGCATACCGGGCACCGAAGTTACCGACAAGATTCTGAACGATGTGCAGGAAGAAATCTGCGCCGTCATTGAGAATTCGGGCTTTGTTCTGGACCCGGAAAACCAACAGCAGCTTTGGGATGCGCTGCAATCTGTCGCCGCTCCCGGCTTTGCAAATCGTGCTGCGTGGCTGCCTGTCATATCGGTGACCACGACCGCGCCGCCGAGTGATGCCGTCCTCGGTGATACCTATATTATACCCGCCGGAGCAACCGGAGTCTGGGCAGGAAACCAGCAGAAATTAGCGGAATGGACCGGCTCAGCGTGGCGCATCGTCAACACTAAAGGTGGGCATGGTGTCAGTCTGCCCGATGGGCGCATATTTGAAAAAGTCGGCGGTGTTTACATCGAGAAACTCGCACTCGACAGTCAATCCGGTAAATGGCGATATGCTATCGCGGGTGGAACTGCAACCGCCATCACCTTGACGTTAACACCTGTCCCGCAAGCCTATGCTGATGGTCTGGTAATACGTTTCAAAGTTGCATTTACATGTCAGGGTGCATCCACAATCAATGTGAACGGCCTTGGGGCTGTTGCGCTTGTCCGTCAGGGAAATGGTGCACTGGAGCGGTTTGACTGGTTTGCGGGTGATGTCATTGAAGCCGTTTATGTGAACGGTGCATTCCAGCTGCTCAATCCGGCTCAGATGCAGTTTCTGACCTCGGCGCAGGGTACAGCGACTATTTTCGTCAGAACCGACGGCAACGATAACAATGACGGGTCCGCGAACACGGCTGCAAAAGCCTTTGCAACTATAGATGCAGCAGCTCTATACGCATTGCGGCGTTTCAATACCGTCACTCAGACAACCGTTATTCAACTCGGTAATGCTGGGTCTTACGATGGATGCACAATTGGCGGGATAGCAAACCTCCGACTGCGCGGTGATCCAGCCAATCCATCCGTTTACATAGTCGGTGGCACCAGACTCAACGCAATCCGCCTTGATTATTGTCCTGGCTTTCGCATCGAGGGCATAAAGATCAGGAATGGAATAACCACAAGCACCTCTTCAAATGGGCTGCTAGTGGGGTCCGGTTCAAATGGCTATTTGGTGCACTGTGAACTTGATCCTGTGGTTTACCATTTGGGCTATGCGCATATCGCGATTGCTGACGGCGCACAGCTTTCATGGGCCGGTACGATTAAGTTTTTGCGTTCCGCGCCTATCGCCATTGATGTCTCAATGGGCGGCGTTTTTTCAGGTGGCGCGTTTGCTGATCCAGCAACTGTCCAAATGGGAGCGGGATTTAATCAAGAAACCTTCATCCGCGTCATCGGTGGCCGTGCGAGCATTCTGGCGACAACTTTTGTCGGTGCGAACGGCGGCAAGCGCTACGACGTAAGTATGAATGGCGCGATCAACACGGCGGGCGCAGGCGCGAATTTCTTGCCCGGCGACGTAGCGGGTGTAACTGCAACAGGAGGCGTCTATGTATAATCCGTCTGACTGGTATTGGCTCGCAGATGACGGCAGGCTTTATTCATCGAAGAAAAACAAGCTCATTGCCGCTAAGGACAAAGATTATGTGGCGTGGTGCGAAACGCCATACCTTCCGACACGGTGGCCGAGCGATGATCAAGGTGAGCAAACCGACAGTGAGCTTGCGAAAGTGCTATCACCTTACGGTATTGTATTCGCCGGACTTGCCGAAATCAAAGCTCGACTGAAAGCAGAAGTTGACGCCGCTGCTGAAACAGAACGCCTGAAATACATCACGCCGGGAGCCGGGCAGGCAATGACCTATCAGCAGAAGGTAGAAGAAGCGCGCGCATTCAAGGCCGCAGGCGATCCGCAGGCGTCGGATTATCCGATCTTGGCGTCGGAAATCGACATCACCGCTGAAACGCTTGCAGAAGTCGCGGATGTTGTTCTCGCCGCCTATGCCCAGTGGCAACAGATCGGTGCGGTCATTGAATCAATACGCCTTGGTGGGAAACGCGACATCGATGCCGCCGAGGGCGAAACCGAAGCCCGCGCCATTGTTGATGCCATCATCTGGCCTTCCGCCCAGGTGCAGGCATGACGGCCGTTGTGGGAGTGCTCCTGGACGAGCTGCGAGGCCTTCTATCTGTCGAGCATAATGGCTCGATCACATGGGACGAGCTTCAGGAACTGAAAAACGAGGATTTTGGCGCTGATGCTGTTGCGATCGAGGTTTACCCGCCAAACAGCCATGTCGTGAACAGCCTGCCCATGCGCCACCTCTGGAAGCTCGGCGCAGGCGAATACTGGCCCGACCTGACCGGCCAGAAGCTGGTCGGCGATCTGTCCCTGCGTGACCGCGAAATCCTCACGAGGTCAGAGATCGAGTTTCATCAGCAGCGGAAAGCCGAAATGAGCTGCAAGATTTCGACGGAAATGGATGGATCAGTGGTTATGGCATTCGGTGATGCGATTCTGCGGTCTGGGCTTGATCCGCTCGCCAAACCTCCGGCACCGAAACGGAAATAAAAAGACATGGTAACGCATCTGATTGTCTATTCGGAAATCTGGCCGGAACAAATGTTTGATGCCCAGGCGGTGCGCCTACGGGTTTCGATCAACGATGCCTGCGCATCAGGTGACAGTCTGATACGAGAACGCGAGTCGTTTCTGGTTCAGCTCTCCAATCTGGGGATGGTCCAGTTCGACTATGCTTTTATTGTGAAGGGGACGGTCGTCTATGAAGCTGTTGGTCTGTATCGCGGCACCGATCCAGACAATCTCAAGATGCCTATCGTTAGTCTGCTTCCCGAATGGCAGCTTAAAACCAATGCTTCCGTAGACCGCGAATTCGAAGCCCGGTCCCTTTCACTGAAAAAGGGCGCTAGACGGGCAGATCATCGCTTCAAATTGTAAGGGTCTTTAAGCGGCATTCAACGAGCGTCTCGCTCAGTTATTTGACATAGTGAATCTGTTGCCACTCGATCTTGCGCATGCTGCCACGCGATTTTGCGCGCTACAAGTCTTCGAAGCCCGCGCGGATCGCATCGCTTTTCTGACAAACCGCGCGTCGTGAGACGATCTTTCGAATAATGGGGTTACACAAAGAATTGTGATCCCAATTCCTTGCGAGGCACACCAAAATTGATAGAAATCTCTCATCGAAACCGATGGGAGATTTCTATGAAGCTTTATTACAAGGTTGGTGCTTGTTCGCTCGCACCCCATATCATTCTGAGCGAAACGGGCCTGCCTTATGAGCTGGAGGCCGTGGACCTCAAAGCCAAGAAGACGGCTGACGGCGGCGACTATTTCGCGGTCAATCCGCGAGGTGCGGTTCCGGCGCTGGAAGTAAAGCCCGGCACTGTCATCACGCAGAATGCGGCAATCCTCCAATATATCGGCGATCATTCCGACGTTGCGGCGTTCAAGCCCGCCTATGGCACCATGGAACGCGCTCGCCTGCAGGAAGCGCTCGGCTTCTGCTCGGATCTACATTCGGCGTTTGGTGGCTTGTTCGCGCCCAATTTGAGCGAGGAAGCGAAGGCTGGCGTCATTGCTAACATCAATCGTCGCATGGGTCAGTTCGAAGCCATGCTATCGGACAAGAACGCCTACTGGCTTGGCGATGATTTTACGCAGGCGGATGCCTATGCGTCTGTCATCATCGGTTGGGGCGTCGGTCTTAAGCTCGATTTGAGCGCCTATCCCAAGGCGTTGAAGCTGCGTGAAGGTGTGCTGGCTCGCCCGAACGTGCAAAAGGCGTTCAAGGAAGAAGGCCTGAACTAA